ACAAAATGTGGTTGTGGTAACAAAAGACCTAAACCTCTTCTATGGCTTTCTCTGGGCGTTCTAGGGCTAATTCTATTTTTGGCGTAGTAAAATGGCAGAATTAACTAAAAGACAAAAGCAAACTATGAAGAGGCATAGTAAACACCACACCTCTAGGCATATGAGAGTTATGACAGGTCTAATGGAAAAGGGTATGACCTTTGGTGAGGCTCACAAGAAGGCAATGAAAGATGTCGGAAAATAAAATGCCATATACATTCATGGTCATGGAGTCTGATGATGGCACCTTCAGTTGTAAGGTGGTGTGCTCAGGGTTCCCCACCTATGAAGATGCTGTCTCTTTTGTTGAGATCTGGGACTCGCTTGTTAATGATGATAAGATGATGAGTTATGAATTACATTAGAGAAGGGGGTTCTAAAGAAAGTAATTATAATATTAACTAGGAGATATAAAATTTCCCCCTTCTCTGCTTTTATAAATACCACAGATATATCCCCTTGTCAACCCCCATCAAATCATGTTATTATTTGTGTATAACATAGGAGGATGTTATGGCAAATAAATGCGTACTGGTTATAAGTGATCTACATATTCCTTATCATCACAAAGATTCTTTCTCTTTTCTTAAAGAAGTAAAAAAGATATTTAAACCTGACACCATTATCAACATAGGAGATCTGCTAGACTTCCATGCTATCTCTATGCACGACCACGATCCTGACTTGCCTAGCTCTGGCAATGAGTTATCAATCGCTCGTCAATATGTTAGAGAGTTGGAGTCCATATTCCCAGATGTAACTGAGGTACACAGTAACCATAGTTCTCTGGTGTATCGCAGAGCAATCAAGTATGGTATGTCAAGAGAGTTCTTGCGCCCATACTCTGAGTTCTTAGGGACAAAGAAATGGAAATGGGTAGACGATATAACCCTCACCTGTAATAGTGATAGAATCTTCTTTACCCATGGCAGATCTGCTGATGTGCTCAAGGTATCTCAGGCAATGGGTATGTCTACAGTTCAAGGACACTATCATACTAAATTCAGCATAGGGTACTGGGCGAATCCAGATAAGTTATACTTTGGTATGCAAGTAGGATGTTTGATAAACCAGAAGTCTCTAGCTTTTGGTTATGCTAAAAACTTTGCAACTAGATTTATTCTGGGATGTGGAATTATTATTGATGGAACCCCACGCTTGTTGCCCATGGTGTTGAACAACAAGGGGGACTGGATAGGACAAGTAGTTTAGATAACTAAGTCCTCTCCATGTATTACGAATGGTGATGGATCAATGTACTCTATCTCTATGCCCATGTCTTGGGCGTGTTGGATCTCTCTCTTGACACCACTTGACTCTTGCCATTTATCTAAACACAGGACACACAACTTAGTGCTACATTGCAAGAAAGCTAGATCAAACTCCATCCACTCATCTGTAGTTAGATCCTCTGTTAACTTTCCCCTACCATAGATTGATATTGTATGGTGATGTGTGATGGGACTATAAACATTTATACCTTGTGAGAATAGTTCTGATGCTTGTCTCGTAACTTGCCTGAATCTCTCAGCCTTCTCTTCCTCTGAGCTATCACCACCCAGACTGTAAGGACTAGCAAGATAACATATAGGTCTTGATATGTGGGGTGGTAACTTGATACCCCTCGCCTTCATTGGCTGTCTTATGATATGACCACTTGCCTCAAGTATATCTAAGTATCTCTTAGCGTTGCTGACTTGAGTCTTGTGAGTTACAGCAATCTCTCTGACTGTAGGACTCAGCTTGTTTTGTTTTATGTAGTGTACTATGTAGTTATAGATCTCTTTTTGTTTTCTCGTTATTCCTTGCGTGTCTAACATTTTCTTTCTCCTTATAATATTGTAAATTTTTTTGGTAGATTTTCGTGAGCGTACTGTACCTCATGCTATCCATTGACTTCAGGTAATTGATATCAAACTTATTTTGATCCCATGTCTCCATGATACCTGATGCAGTAGTCTGATTCAGTATCTTATCTGATAGCTTTTCATACATCTCCTGATGCTTATACATGGTCTCAATGTCCATTGTAAAACTCCTTAAGATCTTGGTGCCCATTGAAGTAAAAGTCATCCTGTAATGGGATACATCTCTTGGCTTGACTAGGTGATAGCGTATAACAAAAGTAATTCATTTTGTTTACATATACCTTGGCTTGTTCAAGTACAGATTTATCTCCATCCTCTCTGAATGTACTAGCCTTTGGTGTAACATATAAAAACTTTACGCTATAGTTATCCTTACCAGTCTGGTATATAGCTCTCTGTAACTGGTGGCTCCAACTCATAACAGGTGGAGTCCTGAGAGTAGTCTTGATATCTACAACCAATCCCTTATCTGGATAGACAAGATCCAAGTATCCTATGATATCAGCTACCCAGTTTTGTTCATGGTCTACCAATTCAAACTCTACCTTTTGTTGCCTATCGCCTTCATCAAACTCAGGTATACCAAACTCTACTAAAGTATCGTAAGCGTTCTTGATTATGGGTTCTATGTATGCCACTTGTTTTACATGGTCATCATGGTCAGTATGCACTTGATCGTTGTAATATTCTATAGCCTGATTCGTTGCCTGTTTCAGCGTCAACTTCTCAGTCAATGCGCTAACGATACCAAGCTCACAAGCAGTACCCCTATCCATGGATGGTGAAGAGTAAGTTAACTTGTCGTATCCATATCTCAGTATCCACATTGATAAGTTATTCTTAAACAAGTTTATATTACTGGCGCTTAGGTGTGGCTGAAAACCACACTCTAAGTCTATCCATTTTTGTATACCATTTAGATTATACATCCTGAGCCTCTGACTTGTTAGCCTGTAGAGTAACCTCACATAGTCTATTGTAAGCGTTCTCCATCTGCTCTGGTATCTGCTTTTTATTTCTCTTAGCGTAAGACTTGGCGCTCTTAAGATCTTCTTTAAAGTTAGCTATATCCTCTGCGTGATTCTGCATAAACTTGCTACACTCAACAGGAGTTTTTAAATGATAATCATATTTATCTAAGAGCTCTGTCATTGTATCAGTTGTAGCTAACTGTTCGTTCTCAGTCTCAGTATCATCAGGAGTTGTTATCATAAATATTTTTAGATATGCAGTCTTGATTGCGTAGCTCGTAGCTTTACCAGAACCTTTGTCTTGACTGTCTCTACCTTGACCTACATAATCTCCTATCACTATGTTGTCTCCACTCTCTGTATCAACAATCTGGATAGCTACAGTAACCCAAGTATTATTACCTTCTTGTTCGTGAGACTTAACGTAAGGTAGTAGTACAAGTTTGTGTTTAGTAGCACATTCTTTTACTAACCTTGTAACCTCCCAATGTACTATAGGATCATACATTAACCCAGTCGCTCCTTCTGAATCGCCCTTGGCAATGTTTCCTATTTCTTCCTGTACGCTTAGGATCTTTTCGTATATTGTTTTTGTTTTTTTATCAGTCATTTATTTCCTCTCTTTCTTTATGAATTACTTTTAGCATTGCAACACAATCCATTAAGGACTGTAGGATAATGGCATTATGTTTATCAAGCTCATCAGGGTTTATTTTAAGGTCAAGCATATCTACATAATCTGATAAGATATTCTTTAAGAGAGTAGCTTTAGGTCCTACTTCATCAGGACCTAGAAATAAACTCATGATATCGTCTATCAATCTTCTGCTGTGCTCAGCCTCAAACTTAGATATATACTCTCTTGGCTCTGTCATTCTAAACCTTCCCTTCTATAGAAATCATCTACTGTAATTATGCCTTGTTTCCTTAGCTCAGCCTCCCATGTTTGGACTATGAGATTGCTACCACTCAGCCATTGGATCGTGCATTGTTCTGCGTGGGGTACCACCCATTCGATCAGGTTAGTATCTATATCTAATCCTAATTGGATACTGTTCTTTAAGAGTTCTAGCTTATGCAATTCAGCAATGCGCTTGGCTCTATCGTTGTATGTCTCAGGCATTGCCTTTACCCCAAACAATGTGATCGCTATAGGAGTCAGTCCATTGTCCCCAGTATTCATTGAATAGATTGTAGAGTAGCTCTTGCCTAAATTCGTCTACAGTAAACATTGATTCTCTAGGCATAGCTTGTTCTTTTACTAAGTAATTGTAAGGTGCCATTACATCTGTAAGCTCCTCAAATACTTCACACTCAGGGACATAACCCTCAGCGATCTCTATGAACAATTCTCCTTGTTCGTATTCGTCATATAATTGTGTCATTTTTTACCTCGTTATTATTAGTTAAAGTTGTATTATATATATCATGGATATACATGGTTGTCAATACTGTTCTATAAAAAAAAGAACAGTAATGAAATAAAGGCTACGTTAAACAAAAATAATGTTATAGCGCTACCAATTAAAGCTAGTATTCCTAGCCAATCTAATTTACTTTTCATTACTAATTACTCCCTTTGGATAATCGCTAACAGGATACCTGAGATCCTTCTTAGCTTGTTTAATAAACTTCTTGTTCCCTATTATGTATATGTATCTATGCTTTCTTGGTCTATCAGTAACATAAAACATATCGTTATCTTTTCTCTCTTGTAGTGTGTACTTCTCGCATATTGTTTTACTATGTAGATCACTACCCTTCATTCTCCATTCAGTCCTCTTATCTGATAGTCCTGTATATATAAAGTTAGTAGCTTGGTATATGTATCCTATATGGTTCTGACTTGTGTCTGCGTAAGATACTATAACCCTAGGCTTAGGCAATAGCTTAAGACTCTGAGCTACCAGATAACTTGATTCATTCTTTAGATTATTTTTTAAACATAACCTATTTAATTCTAATATTTTATCCTTGTATTCTGGTCCACATATTCCCTTGCATAATGATTGAGATGGTGGAGATCCATAACATACTATACCCACCATGATATCATCCTTAAATAGTCCATAAGAATAGGATATACTAGGCATCCTCTTGGCGTAGTGAATACCTAGTATATAAGGCTTGGTGCTACTGTAAGAAGTAGCTTTTACTTTATACCCTATCATCCTCAACCTTAACAACATAGTCTAAGATCTCTTGATGACTAAGCACCTCATGATCTGATAACTTATCATGACGTGCGCTTGGAGTGTGATCCATAGGTCTTGTATCTAATAAGGCTCCTAGCTCCTTAGTAATAGGATAGTCCATACCATCTACAAAACCATTGTCATCTAACCACTCTTGACTAGGTGCATCAACAGTAATTCTATGCTCTATTGTTTCAGTTAAATAAATATCAAATTTTGGCATCATGCCCTCCTTGGTTATGTGAGGGACCGAAGTCCCTCGGTTGAAATTAAGCTACCTTTTTATCTTTTACTTGATCGTATTGTAAAATATAATCAGTAGCTTTCTGAGCTAAAGCACACGCTTTTTGTATAGCTTTAGCATCATCTCTTAGCATGGACTTCCATCCATTAAGATACTTGGCATTGTCTACTCTTGGCTCTAGTGTAATACCTAGCCTAGCGCAAGAGAATACTGCGCTTAGCTCAGCTACTAGCTCCTCAAAAGCATAGGCTTGGTTGCCGAATCTATTGTTTAGATTCCTGTTAAGTCTATCCTTATGACCAGTCCAATGACCTAGCTCATGAAGTAGAGTTGAGTAATAACACTCTTGAGAATCTGAAGTATCAGTACCTGTAAAGTCTGACTTGTTAGGCATCCTGATAGAGTCAGTTGATGGTATATAACAGGCAGTACCTCCACCATGAGTCAGATTAACCTTGGAATTAGATACGATATGATCCATTCTCTCTACTGTAAATTCCTCAGTTATCTCTACTGGCTCAGGCTCATAACCTACTACTTGATCGCCGTTGAATATGTAATAAGTCTTTGCTAATGGGAATCTCTCAGTATCACCATCTACCTCACGCTCTACCATGGTAAAGAATATAATCGCAGTACCCTTGGCACCTTTAAGGCTATACCCGTTCTGAGTCCATTGTTTATAGGTTCCCCATTCAGTAGACTCAAAACCATTTTTCATTGCTGAGTAAGCAGTAGCTAAGTTGTTGAATCCTGAGTACAGAGTTTTACTAAACTTGTTATGGTTCATGCTTTTAGATGACCATGGTTTTACCCAGTCAGTACCATGCTTATCCATTAGATCAAGCACTTGGTTCGTAATTTGTTGGTATAAATCGTTAGCTTTCATTGTTGTCTCCTAGTTAGTTAAAGTATTAAGAGTTCTAGTTATGTACTCTTGCATATATTTATATACCTGATATATTTATGTGTCAATACCTATTCGTAAAAAAAATATGTATAACTATATAAACTATTGAAATATAAGGAAAAAAAATATGAATTTAGAACCATTTTATATGAAAATACCAAGCGATCTCAAACAAATATTGAGAGAGAGAGCTAGTAAAGAGCGCACTACTATATCAGGATTAGTAATATCTTGTATACGCTCTGGACTAGCGAATAGAATCCATCAAGGCACTATTGAGGATCAGAAAATAGATCAGTTAATTACAGGAGCAAGAGCCAATGAGCGATAAGATAAACCCAGAATATTATACTAGTAAAAAGATTGAGACTATCCAAGCGATCAGGTCACAGATTGGTGATGACTTTGAGGGATATTGCAGAGGTAATATAATGAAGTATATCTGTAGATATGGCGCTAAGGGTGGATCTATCAGGAGAGCTAAGAGAGAGGATGTAGAAAAGCTAATTAAATATGCTACATGGCTCAGAGAGTTTTTGAGTGAAGAGGGCACTACTACAGTTGGTGATATAGATTTTAGTATGTTTACCAATGGTAAAAAATAAAGATAGCTATGGTACTGAAAACGCAAGGGGGACATTTTGCATAGTCCCTCAGCGTTGCGTTCATGATACCAGATTACAACACAGACCAAAAACATTATTATGTTTATTAGCTATTGCTAATTACTGTAATAAAATGGGATACGCTTTCCCTAATCAAAAGACTATTGCCAAGGATCTTAACATAACGCAATCAACGGTATCTAAACATATCAAGCTATTAATAGAATATGGTTATATTAGATATGCTACTAAGAAATTTAACAAGGCGCTCTCTTATCGTAGCAATGCCTACTTCATGGTATTTGATCCATCTATTACTGAGGATGATGCAAGAGCCATCCAAAATACCAAAGATCTTGAGGAAATAGATAAACAGGATGTTAATAACTTAGCTCATATTGTGGATAAGTCAGGCAATATTCCCTCTAATAGAATACCTAATATTCCCTCAGAGCGACTAAGTAATAGAGATACTAATAGAGATTATATAGTATTAAGTAAAAAAGTAATAAATGAATTTAAGAAAATACTTGAGGAGACTTATGGGCATATCATTATCTGGAAGTTAGAGGATGAAGATATAGTGAGTAGATGGTTAAGCTATGGACACTCTAAAGAATATATTACTAAGCGAATCAGATCTACATTAGAATGGCGCAAGGCTAATGGTAAGGATAGTATAAAGCGCATCACCTACTTCGATAAAGTATTCACGCCTGACTCTGGACCAAAGACTAAGAGGGACCAACTTGGCAACCTAATAAATAAATTCGGAGCCACGCACAAAATAAAATGGTGAGATAGTCAGTGTACTGAACATTTTTCCGTAGGCGTGGCGAATAAATAAATAAATAAAAATGTACCCTTGGAGGGGTGCCCCGTCGCCTATACGTATGGGGGTATCACACAATTTTTTTGCAATATTTTCATAAATAGTTTATATTATATCTCATATATATTAAGAAAGGAAATAACATGAGTGGACCTACACACAGTAATCGTAACTACAAACTAATGAAACCAATCAATATGAAAGAAGGCGACTATATCATTGAGGTATGGGAGGGTTCTAACTGGAATGAAGATACTAAAACCAGAGAACCGATATCAGGATCTATTGATATCAAGATATACCAAAAGGTAGATGACGCATCTAAGTATAACAAGGGAGACCTTGTAGGTTTCTTTAGGGCATGGGGTAACAGCCAAGCGCCCACAATGAAGAACGAGGGACTAGATGACGAGATCCCTTTCTAAAAAAAGAGTGGTCAAGCCACCCCTAGATAGGTTTGGTGGTGTTCGTATAGTACAGAAACGTATCCAGAAGTCTGAGATAATAGATCATAGTAAAGATGCAGTAGCGCAAGAGTTAGTGGACATTGCTACAGCAAGTATAGATGAGATAGTAAACTGGGACTCGTCTGGATATGTTTCCGTCAAAACACCTGAAGAGATATCTGATAGAGCAATCAAAGCAATCAAGAAGATAAAGATGACACCGACCAAGGAAGGTCCTCAGTTAGAAGTGGAGTTGCATGATAAAGTATCTGTACTACGCACACTAGCTAGAGCTACTGGTATGTTGGATAAACAAGATGATATGGACAAGCCTTCTGTAGTTGGTATAGTAATGCACGGACCTGACCAGATAATAGATGTGGAACCAGTAAATGAAATTAAGAAAGATGGAGTTACCAGAGATACAGATAGTTCAGAAGGAGATGCTGAACAAAAAGATAAGTCTGCAACTGGTAGCGAGTAACAATGGTCTGCCTTTGTCAAGGGTAAGAGGCTTGTTGTTACGGAAACAGACTGCAGCACAAGATAAGATAGATAGTATCATAAGGTATGTAACAGAGTATGAGTGATGCAATAACAAACTTGAAGCTAGACTTCTCTACCTCACCCATGGTGTGGAAGTTCTTGCAAGATAAATCATTTGTACGAGGTATCATGGGACCTGTAGGTAGTGGCAAGTCATACGCTTGTGCTGCCGAGATTATGTTGAAAGCAGTTAGTCAAGTCCCCTCACCAAGAGATGGTATCAAGTATAGTCGGTTTGTAGTCGTTAGAAACTCATATCCAGAACTAAGAACAACTACCATAAAGACATGGCAAGAGTTGTTTCCTGAGAATATCTGGGGACCTTTCCGTTGGTCTCCTCCATTGACACACCACATAAAACTTCCGTCAAGAGACAACGCCCCAGGTATAGACTGCGAAGTCATATTCCTCGCTTTGGATCAACCGAAAGATGTGCGAAAACTTTTATCCATGGAGTTGACAGGTGCATGGGTGAACGAGGCGAGGGAACTTCCCAAGGCAGTTATAGATGGATTGACA